CTGGTGGGATTGTTTCCATAAAGAATTTCTTGCTCATTTTCCATGGGTTGCCAGCACTTGTGTTGCGATTTATTTTATCAATATATGCAACTTGTGCACCATTTATAGCAGTAAAATCATCAAGCACATGTAACATAGATGAAATTTTAGTTTCATCAATATTTTCAAGTACATCTTGAATGTAGCCTTGCGCACATAATTCTAGAATTCCTGTATCAAGTGTATTTATTGGTTTCACAAGATCTTTAGCTGCTATGTGCCAGGGAGCCCAAGATTTCATTTCAGGTTTCGTAAATTTAGTTTCATAACCCTCGTTCTTAAGGAAATTATTCATAGGTGTATTAACCACACTTGAACCACTTTTTCCTCTAAAATCAGTAAATGAGCCATATACATTTACACTTCCCTCAGGCAAATATCTAAATACTGATTTTTTATGTAGATCAGTAACTGGTCTTTGTTTGCTTTTGCTTGAAACCATGGAAAAATCTCCTGCAGCGACATTGAAGTTAATCAAACTATTATAAACCTCTTCGATGAAATTACCATCTAAGTGGGTAGCGTAAATTTCTCCTTTAACCATTTCATTGGCTAAAAAGTGAAGACCAACTATGCAATAACCATAAGCACTATTTATGAGGAGGGGCATACCACAATCTCCATTTTGGGTAGATTCATCACTCTTACCCAACCATACCGCATGTTTAGCTTCTATATTGATATCTTTATAAGTAAATTTACGTTCAGGTAACAATTGAATTTTCTTCACTGGATTCAAAGTCACATTACCATTTTCTGCACGATTTATATACATTCCATTAAAAATACCATTAGCCTTACCCTTCTGTATATATTGGACTATTTTCTTTTTTGGTGGTAATGATCTAAGTGTCAAGAAACATAAGTCATGATAAGGTACTCTTTGTACATCACATTCACTTATACAAAAATCACTATTAGAATTCACCCCTTTTGAATGAGTGAAAACTACATCGATGTGACCTCCTTCACTTAAATCGGGTACATTGTGATTATTTGTTAGATAAATATGACCACCCAAAGCAATCATTCTACCTCTATTTACCTTTTTAGTCTTCTCGCTTTTGATTTTAATATGACACACATTTTCAGATATTTTAGAACAAAATTGTGTAAAATCAACACTTTTGGAAGAAGAACTCTCACGAGAAAAATTCGCAACTGAAACGTCTAAGGTATTATTATACCATACATTTTCTCGACCATTAATCTCAGCTAAAGGTCTTTTTCCTATATCAGCAGATACATCACCTTGTGGAGTCAACTTGTTGTACATCTTGTAAAAAGTGATAAACGATGTGATTGCTAAAGTTAAGGCTAAGAAAAGTTTGGGTTGTTTTAATTCATCTTTCATTCTATCACCCATTGAAACCCACGTATTAACATTAGCTAATTTGTTTATCAACTCGTTCTGTTTGATACGGTATAAATTTATATTACGCTTCAAGCTAGTATAGTATGAAATTAAAAGACGAACTCGTTGAATTTCTGGTCTTGAGATAAAAGAGGACCACATAAATGAAACCACCGTTAGGCAACAAAGTACACCTAATGCGAAAAACCCTAAATTTTCTACATCGTTCATAAAACCTTGGGGTCTTATTTGGCAGAGTGTATCAGGTAAATTACAACAGAGACACAATTCTGTATCCAACATTAATTTAGTACAGTTCTCAACGCGGACTTGATCATCATTGAATCTTACTATAGCTGTGTGGTACCATTGTAATAGTTCAGTTATATTAGCATTTTCCAACACAGTCTCTATCTTAGCATAATGTTTACCTTGATCAATAGGAGTGGGTCTGACTAATTCAACTTTAAAGAACCATAGATCAGGGTAAGGTTGATCAGTAGGTACTTTCTCCGAGTCCAACATATTACGTTCATTAAGATATTCTCTTTTTACCGTAGGAGTGATTATGTATGGAAAACGTCTTTGCACAGCTGAAGGACATGAAAAATAATGATAGGCATTTAAATTTTTAACATTGGTTGTTGCAATAACTAATTTTCCACGAAATGGTGTTGTACCTTTCATTTCCAATGATGCTTGATCTGGACAAAAAGCTTGATTGTTCATAGTTTGTATAACAACATTTAATGAACCTGGATCACCTAATTCAGGCGATTCATTAGCAATATCGTCTAAAATAACTGTATGTTGAGATGTTAAAAAACCATCCCAATATTTTGCGGCAGGATTCACAGTATATCTAAATTCAGGTCCAGATGGTAATTTTTCATGCTTAGCGAAAAAAGTAGCCATCATACTAGTAATTGTGGTTTTACCTATACCAGAATCACCAAATATTAATAAACCAAATGGTGCTTTACGATTTTGTCTTGCTGCTGATTTGGTATTTAAATCATCACGCATCATCAACATATCATTTAATGTGCATTTAATAACATTGACATCAGATTTGTCTAACCTGAAAGAATGTTTACTAATATTTTCTAATTTTTCAATTACAACATCAAGACGATTTCGATAATCAGATTCTGTAAAACCATTAGCTTCTGGATTATGTAATTGCTGGTTTTGTCGAACCAATAATCTGCAATCTTCATATAAATCCTTATAAGTTCCACCTGAATGGAATAGGCAATTTATATCTTGTGTCACGTAAACTTGATATCCTCTCTCTAGTACAAAAAGAATAGTATCACATAAAACATAAATAAAATCGGTTTTCTTATAGAATTTCTTCTTAAG